GTCAGGACCTACATCGACGACTACATCACCACATCCAGTAGTAATTGCCGCTTCAAACATATTGTCTTCTTCTGTTGCGGCGTCTACTTGATTCTCGTCAATATGCTTAACCAAGTCTTCTAAGACCTCACATAAAAACGCGTCACTCTTCTCAACGGGATAAGGATACACTCGTACAGGATTCTGTGAGTTAATACCCATGACTAGTTCTACAGCTGGATGGACATAGTTCCAAATCATAGGAGTCCGGCCTTGAAGAGATAGCTTATACTTCTCGTCTTCAGACCACTGATCCCCAGCTTTAAATTTATATGCTTCTTCTGCCGAACTTAACCATGCGATATTAGCATACCATGCCTCATCTCGCATCTCTTTAGCTTTTAAAAGCTTCTCTTCGTCAGTTAGGGTAGAAAATGCATCATAATAACCAGTCATTTAGTGTGCCTTATTTCTTAAGAATGTTGTCAGCAGTCTCAACGACTACTTCAGTTTCTTTTGCTTTCGGGGTCTTAACAGCCTCAACAGTGACTTTCTTCTTGACTGTTGCTGAGACCGCGGCTTTAAGAGCCTCTATCTGCTGTGTAGACTCATCAAGCTTTGCTTCATAAGAGGCAATAGTATTAGCAAGAGCCAGGTCAATAGCTGCCTGAATCTCTGTAGCATCCGGAGTTTCTACCTCTATATTAAGAGCTTCTGCAATAGCTGCTTTACTCCCAAACAATAAAATATCTTTTGTTCGAGCATATGTGCCATTGCTAAATTTGATATTAGCTTCAACGTTTCTACTACGCATCTTCTCAATATCAGTAAAGTCTTTCTCGCTCAGCTTGATTGTTACACCATTAATAAATACTGCTGCATACTCTGTCATATTCGTGCTCCCATTTGTTTATATTTTTGGATAAAGTCATCCACTTCCTTCTTTTTCTTCTCTATATTAATACCCACACTCCCTTTATACCACATACAGACATACTGAATAGCATCATGTATGTGGGAAAACTTATTCTTCATAGGAATGTCTGTAAATCTCTTCTCTCCAACTACCTGCAGGCGCCTAAACTTATACCCACCGTTAAAGCCTTTCCTCGTCATCTTACATTTAGGATGTATCTGCAAGGCAGGCTTACCGTCTCTCATAGACTCAAGATAGTATCTGACAGCCTCGAGCCTCACATCCACATCATTAGTGTTCGCAGGCTCACAGTCAATACCCAGGGTAGATAGCACTTTAAAGACTGTCTCCTCGTTAGTGTCCGCTCGCCGATTGCCTGCGGGGTCTCCAATGAAATATATTTCTTTTGCATCTGGAAAATTGATTGTTAGCTTAGGTAGCAGTAGTTGTTCAGTGAATTGCTGAATACCCATGTCACTCGAGACTATCTCATCTAAAAAGTTTACTCCACCTCTTATAGACGGCTGTGTTATAATAGCAGAAGGTGTCAAACCAAAGTCTAGCCCAATGACTATTATCTCATTCGGGTTGTATATGAGACTCTCGTTAATGTGAATCTCATCATGATACTGCTCTTTAAAGATCGGCCGACCGTCCTCAACTGTTCCGTAATTATTGCCGAGGTTGACGTTGATCCAGTCGTCGGTCTTACCTTCCTTACCTTTGATGTAATACCCAGGGGGAAGGTTTTGAATATTCTCAGCTTGAGGATTCTCTTCCCACTCTTTAGTGGCTTGGTTCTTGACGAGTCCACCAGGTTGCTTAAGAAACTTCCATCCCTCTGGCTTTGTCTCTTCCGCCAGCTCATACAGCCAATGGTCATCCTCACACTGGTTCGTGTCACCAATTATGCCGTACCAAGAAGGCCCACCATCCATGGGAGAAGGGTATCTGCCGATACGAAAGTCGAGCATGTCAAGTACTTCTTTAGGAATCTCTTTTACTTCGTTCAACCATCCGCCAGTTAGTTGTGCGCCTCTAAGCTTCTTTATCGCTTGTGGCCTATCCAAGGCTATGAATATTAACTCTGAGTGGACCTTCGTCTTGTCAGCCAGGGAAAAC